CCGATAGATAAAAACCTAGGCAACAGCCTAGTAAAAACTCTATTGTTAACAATCAAGAATTTGGCCATTGCCCGGCTACGATCGAGAATATCGCGCCCGTTTCGATCACAGAAACGTATTTATATTATATTTAACGTGTGCAACTAAAGTTGTCTCATCACACGTGCTATAAAGCAATGAATAGTTTATAGACATATTCAGGTCAATTCATTTATGCAGCAGGTGGAGTAGCTTCAAAATATACCCGAGGCATACCGGTAAAGAAAAATACTTGAAAATCCTCACCAGCCGCAACGTAATAATCCATAGTACCATACCTGGAGAAACTCCCTTGAGCATTAACATACATCTGTGGAATTTCCAAATATGCAGTTACGCCAGTATAATCTGATCTTTTGGAAGGGCAAAATCGTACTGGTGCATAATAAGGAATCTCAAATTCAAGTATGGGGTTCACTGTCGATGTAGCCATTGTACCTCCTCTTGTAATATCATATCGAAAAGGATTCCCTTTAATGACATTTTCCTTTGCCTTTGCATTGGTCAAATCACTGGGGAGGAATTCTGTATAATCAGTTGTATACAATGGTGATTCCGCTCCGACAGGCGAGGCTCTCTCTGCAACCATCTTAATGCTAGTACTAGCTAAAGAAGTTCCATAGCATTCATCAGCTGCAACTTTATAACGTATTCCTCCTCTCCATCCCGCAAACATGTTTCTTATCCAATGGATTAAAACAGTATTGCAATAATTATAAGGGTCACCTAAACCAGTTGTATCAATGGCTCCGGGTACGTTACCTCTCAAATATGGAAATGCACACGATCTCTCGAAAAATCGGGAGTTCGTGGGTCCAGTCTGTATAACACCATCTCGCAATGGCAACCTCCTGTGTATAGAATATCTCTTAAGTAATGTGCGAAAACTGGGTATAGTCTCGCCCATATAAACTTCATTCAACTTATCCATCGCAACAGTGGGATTTACCATTAAGGACATCTTCTGTTCTGGTGCATTGGGTTCATCAGTATTATCACCATCCTGTGCTTCCATACCACTTTGTGGTTTAAAAACATATCTTTGGTATTTATCATCAGGACCTGCGACCATAAAATCATCACCTGCAGAAATGAAGACATTGACTTCCACATTATTATTGCCAGCTGTCGTATTAGCAGCTGCTAGCTCATTAACTACATACACTCCTAAAACACCATTCTTCTCCAAATTACTCCTAGGAAGAGTAGTTCCTACTATAGGATTGGCTACGAATGGTATAGGATTGTCGGCAGGATCTTCATGGAGCAAGTATGCCAAGGGTTTTCCCATTCCGATTTCAATAGTCACATCTTTCGTCTCACCAATATCGATCACTTGTTGGTAATTGACATTGTACTCTTCATAATTCCAAGGTAATAAATTAGGATCGTATACAAACCTGAGTCGACCCCTATGGTATGATGAGGAAACGATTTGAAATCGAAATTTTATAGTACCTGTCCAATAAAGGAAAGGCATTGTAGCAGCAGCACATGCAGGGAAATGCACCGTATTAGTACCAGATTTGGTCCACAATACTGGTGATACATATGATTGAAACAAACATTCACCAGAATTATCTTGTCTGAACCAATTAAACTTGGTTAGGTAAGACTCCCTACAGGCTATATTCCGAACAGCCAAAGGATCTTCTGGTGCAATTGATGCAGTCCTTGGATCAAGTGTTAAAGCTTGTTTTTCATCCAATGATAACTTATTTACTGTATCCGGTACATTTCCAAGGGCCATATTTGTTGTTGCAAATGGTCTAACATTCTCAAGACTACTTGTTGGCGGTCTAGAATATCCTAACAATTTAGCACCTTGAGCTACACCATTGGCTACATAACTAGCGGCTTGAGCATAGGGTCCTATGACTGGCACAGATGCCAAACCCTTACCTATTTTCGCTAAATTACTTGCCGGACCAGATACAATACCTTCCTTATTTGCCTCATCAATCTCATCTTCTTTACCTGATTGAGGCGTCATCTGCCATGCATTTTCAGCTGTTGGTACTGCCAATGATATAGATTCGCACCACGCCAAAATTGTTACAGTAACAGAGTCACTATTGGTGTTGGCATGCTTCAAAGAATTAATACTACGAATGAAAAGAGTACCAATATCAGCCGTGGTATCTAATGAAGACGTAATGTCAATATAATCTTGATGCCAAAAGAAAGGTAAAATCATTTCACCTCCTGCTGAAGTATTTGGATCTATAAAAACCTTTGGTAATTGAGATGTTTGAGTGAGATCTTGGGGAACAAGAGCTGCATGCGAGGACAAGAAATCATAATTAAATAAAGGATGATAAGCGGCCATGGCTTTCCCATAAAAGAAACCATTACCATTTACCATAACTTTGATATGCAAATCTGCCTTAAGCAAATTGAAATTCGATATCCTATTAGCAACTCTTGGATTAGTGAAATAAGCAAAGAATGGTGAAACTTCGGCTGATAATAAATTGCCCGTACCCCACGATTCTTGGAAAATCTTCACTGGTCGTTTAAAGAACTCAGCAAAAGATGCTTCATCATTATCGTGCAAAGTACGAGTACCATCATCATGGCCTCCCATATCTATGCAATACGGTTCAACAGAATCCTGAAATTGCACATTAGGAGTATTCGAAGTCGTAGTGCATTTAAAAATTTGCTTCTCTATTCCAGACTGAGGAGAAAGTTTTGCATTCTTTTCCAAAATCTGTAATTCATTAATAATTTGCTCAATCTCTTCATTTGAGGGTGTAGTGGGCCTAACAATGCCCATACATGCATCACATTGACAATCAAGTACATCCATACTTGATTGTCGCCCGTGAATAGGCTGGAATATTTTTGACTTACGATTAGAATCGCTTTGACTACCGTTGGTTTCCAAACCACTAGCAGATTTAAAAATTTCAAAACATGAATTACAATTACAAAATCATTTATAAAATCAATGGGGCGATTCAATCCCATTGAAGTTGTTTTGACATGGCGAGCGAAACCTGATTCTAAATAGAATCACTAACTCTACACATTAAGCCTCAGTACAGTTCGTCAAGCCTCCTGGGTAACCATAAATGTGCATCCTTCTTCAACTACGCACCTACCCCCCATGAGGAAACGGGGGTGTTATGTTATAGTACACAACAGAAACTTGATGAGTTTATTGACATCTCAGGTCAGTACTTCTTACTCTATGTTATTAGCAAAGAGTTCATAATTGTCATTATACTTCTCATGCCACAATTTAACGCGATCTGAGTAGGTTATATCCAATTCATGACACATATGGGCTATACCCGCCCGATGAGCTATAGAAGACATTTGTTTCCTTCGATGTTCATACAAAGAACTACCGTGATTGAACCACTCCCTTAGTGCACTATCGATATTCATAGCACATGCCTGCTCTTCGGTTATTTCTGAACCTCTAGGACGCAAATAACAATGGAGTGATTTAAATATGGATTTATCTAACAATGCTCCAACATATTTCCCAAGTTTCTTATGGTAAACTGATTTCCGCTTAAGAAACTCGAATTCTTCATAGGGCAAAAACTCAAGTAACTCACTACTTTTATTGGGCATAGTATATATCTGACCATATTCATCAAGGAAATGAGCTATGGATTTAATATTAAATTTATCCAATTTTGCTGAAACACTACCTATATTATCATCACCGTACGTCATTAAGGCAACATGTTCCCTAAAATCTAACGTTGGATAGTGTTTAAGAAAACACATCCTAAGATTAAGGGCACCACATATACCATTTATGATAACAGTCAATGAATTACCACTAATATGACCACCTTCAGTAAGACTAATCAAATCACCATTGAATGCAATATATGCATACACAATATCGGATGCCATGGATTCCATTATAATTAAATCCCTCTCCGAGTAATTGCATATCTTGGCGAAGTCTATTAAAATTCTTAAGGCAGCAAATATAGTTTGACTTGGCATTCGCTGGTCGTACTCTTTATAATCACCACCTATGAGTCTGTCGCGCCCAAATTTCACGGTATGTAAATAAAATTCATCCCATTCCGGCCCATGACTATTGATACCTACGGCACACTCAGATTTTAATGGGTTCATTTGTAACACGCGCACTATAGGCAAGAAATACTTTCGTATCAGAAAGGTCAGTGTTATACAGTTACCATAAAAAATCCTGCACTTTTCTCCAGATAAAACTTCGTCCTTCTTGCACGCTTTAGCTATGGGATAAGCTCTAAGCCCCTGTGAATACAAATCTTCACACTTCCTAATCTCATCCATAATGAAATCGTCAAATTCTCTATATAAGATATTGTCTAACTTTGTTTCAGTCACGTACTTTCTTTTAACTCCCGTCAATGGATACCCAATTGATGTATTCAGTTTAATGGCATCTATAAACTTTTTACCTGCCACGCCACTAATGTTCTCGGCATCCGTCAAAGGTTTTGTGTATTTCCATAACGTGCTCCTAAATATTGGGGTTAATCCTGATTTGTAATCCATGACAGCAGCTTTAAGCAAACTATAAGGAAAAGGACGCCCTGTTTGCGACATAGAAGAAATGCACTTCTGCCACCCAAACCATTCAGGGTTAAATTTGGGTGGATTGTAAATG